CAACAGTTTCTGGAAATCTTACAACACACCAAAATGCTACAACTGCAGTTCATGGCGTAACAGGAAACATTGTTGGAACATCTGATTCTCAGACTCTTACAAACAAGACAATTGATGGAGCATCAAATACTATTACAGGAATTGATAATCCTTCTTTGATCAATCACAGCATTACTGTTAATGGCTACACCACAGACCTTGGTTCAAGCGTAACTCTTGATACTGACGATGTAGCAGAAGGTGAAAACAACCTTTACTACACAGATACTCGTGCAAAATCTGCTGTGTTTGGAGGATGGGCTACCGATTTTGGTAATGTAATTAATAATGCAAGTAAAACAAACATTGTAGCAACATATAACCCTGCAACGGGACTAACTCTTGCCGCAGAAAACGGTGTTGCAGATTCTACAACCGATGATCTTGATGAAGGTACAACAAACCTTTACTTTACAGATGCTCGTGCAGTATCTGCTCTTGAGGCAGTCACACCTGACTTCCCTGCAGTAGAACTAGCAAGCGTTGCAAAGCAGGTAGCAGCATCTGCAACTGTAGCAACTGCAAGCACAAATACAGCAGTCGCATGGGCTAAGGCAAACTATCGTTCTGCTGAATTCCTTGTAAAAATTGCTGAAGGCTCACATACTGAAGTTTCAAAGGTAATCCTTACACTTGATGCTTCTGATAATGTTGCGCTTACAGAATATGCGATGGTAGGAACAAATGGTTCACTTGGATCTGTTACAGCAGATGTAAGTGGTTCAGATGTACGCCTTCGTGTAACAACTGACAACAATAACTCAACAGTTTCTGTTGTTGGAACACTTTTGGTATAAAAAATAAATAAAAGAGGGAGTGGTAATCTTGGCAACAGTCAACAAAGACTTCAAGGTTAAAAATGGACTTATCGTCGCTGGTGGCGGTTCGTTCGGAGGAACGGTAGTTGTAGGAGAACCTACATTATCTACCCACGCTGCTACTAAGTCATACGTTGACTCAGTAATTGGCGGTATGGAAGTTGGGGCTACCGCTCCCTCTACACCAGATAATGGAGATTTATGGTTTGATACATTAACCTCAAGAGTTAATGTTCATTATAATGGCTCATGGCTAACCATGGCTACTATTGACGATACCCTTAATCTTCCACAACATATTCATGATACTGCTATCGATGGAACTGGTTTCATAGTATCCCAGTTCGTATCTGGTGGCAGTTTTAATGATCCACAAGGTTCTCCAGTAGATGGAGGATCTTATAATACCAACTCATGGACCTTGGTTTATGACGGCGGTAGCGCAACAGATAACTTCAATTAAAACTGATGTTATAATAAGCACAGAAATAAAACGGTAGAAATACCACAAGGAGAGATAAATGGCAACAAGAATGCAACAGCGCAGAGGAACTGCAGCCCAATGGACGGGAGCAAACCCAACTCTAGCAGCAGGTGAAATCGGTTATGAAACCGACACAGGTAAATTTAAAATTGGTAATGGATCATCCGCATGGGGTGCTCTAAATTATTATGTAGACGCAAATGCCATACTAGATGGCGCACCAGGTGTACTTGATACACTTAACGAACTCGCTGCTGCCCTTGGCGATGACCCTGCCTTTATAACCACCGTTGGCACAAATCTCTCTAATCATACAAATGCCACAACAAGCGTACACGGTATCGCAGATACAGATGATCTTGCTACAAAAGATTATGTAGCAGATGCAGTATCTAACGCTGAAGTTGATCAACAAACACTTGCAGGTACTGGTATTGACTGGAACTCAGGTACAGGTCAATTTGATATTGATTCAACAGTTGTAACACTTGACGGAGTACAAACATTAACAAATAAAACTTTAAGTAGTAACACTGTTGCAACAACACAGTTGTTAGCAGATACTTCTACTAAAATTGCAACAACAGAGTTTGTTCAAAACAGAGTTGCTTCCTTAATAAACAATGCTCCATCAGCATTGGATACTCTCAACGAACTTGCTCTTGCTTTAGCAAATGATGAAAATTTTGCAGCAACTATAGCAACAGATATTGGAGACCTTCAAAACAACGTTAATAGCAGACTCTCTTTGAGTGGAGGAACTTTAGAGGGTGCTCTTACGCTTCAGGGCGACCCTGTAGAATTGCTTCATGCTGCTACTAAAAACTATGTAGATAATGCATCCGAAACTGCTGCCACTGGTGCAGTTGGGGCACACAATCTTTTAACAACAAATATTCACGGTATCGATGATGTTGGAGAACTCGCTACAAAAAGTTATGTAGGCGATGAACTTGACACACACGCTTTGGCTACTGACGTTCATGGAATTTCTGATGCAATTTCAACTCACGCCAACCTTTCGCTAAATGTTCATGGTATTGCTGATACAAGTCTTTTGGCAACAACAGCAAATATTGAAACTCATAGAGCAGATACGACAAACGTACATGGTATTACAGATACAGCAGATCTTGTTCTAACAGGTGATGCTCGTTTGTCTGATACAAGAACACCAACAGATGATTCAGTTTCAACAGCAAAAATTGTTAACTCTGCTGTAACTGCCGATAAACTTGCTGGTGATTCTGTAACTACTGCCAAAATTGAAGATGGAGCAGTTACATCTGCAAAGATTGCAGACGGAACAATTGTAAATGCTGATATTAATGCATCAGCAGCAATTGATTGGACTAAGTTGGCAGTATCATCAACTGTTACCGAAAGTGATCTTGGATTGATAACAGGTTTGACTGGACCAGTTCAAACACAACTAGATGCTTTGGCTTCAACTTCTAGCGTATCAGCCCACACAGGAGCAACAACTTCTGTACACGGAATTTCTGATACATCACAATTAGCATATCTAAATGCTGCTAATCAAACATTTACTGGAAATATGGAAGTTGACGGAAATATGACTGTTGACGGAAATCTAACTGTAAATGGTACAACATTTAATGCAAGCGCAACATCTATTACAATTGAAGACAACATGGTTCAACTTGCTCATCAAAATGCAGCAAACACAGTAGACCTTGGTCTTGTAGTAGCATATACAGATGGAACCGCAAAGCATGCAGGTATCGTAAGAGACGTTTCTGACAGTACATGGAAACTCTTTAAGGATGTTGCAGACGAACCAGCAACAACTGTTAACTTTGGACAAGGATCTCTTGATAATTTGGCTGTAAATAATCTAACAGCAGCAGGAGTAGTCTTTACAGATGGTACACAAACAAAAGAAGGTGTCCCTTCACGCACACCAATTATTCAGAAGACAGCAGCGTATACTCTTGGAGCATTAACAGAGAGAGACTCACTTATTGAAGTTTCTCACACTGGTGGTTCAGCAGTAAGCGTTACAATTCCTGCAGACTCAACATTGAATTTCCCAATTGGAACTTCTATCGATGTTCTTCAGACAAATACTGGCTCAGTTGCAATTGCAGCAGGCTCAGGAGTAACAGTAAATGCTACTCCAGGATTAACTCTACGTACACAATGGTCATCTGCAACTCTCTTAAAGAGAGCAGCAAATACTTGGGTTGTTTACGGAGATCTTAAGTAATTTACAGTAAAAAGGGGAATAGATAATGGCAACTAAAAAAGTAGGTAAAAAGTCAGCAGCAGCAAACGACTTCTTGGAGCCAAAGCCACCAATTAATGTTGTTCCAACCAACATATGTAGCGGTAGAGCATACAACGATGGCGCTGTATCAGTTGCCTTTGAATTACCTGCGGGATCCCCTCCAGCAACTTCTTACACTGTTACAGCAAGCACTGGCCAATCAGCATCAGGAGCATCCTCTCCGATTACTGTGACTGGAATTGCTGCAGGAGCAACTCCTACTTTTACAGTAACAGCAACCAATGCTTCTGGAACATCACTTCCTTCATCAGCGTCAGTATCAGTAACTGTTACAACAAGGCCAAGCAATCCTACAGGTGTTTCAGTATCTGCTACATCTGCTAATACAAACACAATATCATGGACTCTTCCAAGTGGATCGGCAACTGGAGGTACCGCATTAACATCAATCAGAATCACTGGTTCAGATGGATCAAGTTATACTGGTATATCTGCATCTGCAACGTCATATGCTGCTAACGATCCAGGCACAAGCCCAGGTTCACAGACTTACACAATTTATGTTTCAAATGCATGCGGAGAGGCAACTGGTGTAACTACAAATAGCGTTACTACTACCCCGCCATTCTTTCCATTCTTCCCGCCGTTCTTCCCATTCTTCCCATTCTTCCCATTCTTCCCACCGTTCTTCCCATACTTCCCGTTCTTCCCATTCTTCCCACCATTCTTCCCATTCTTCCCATTCTTCCCATTCTTCCCACCGTTCTTCCCATTCTTCCCATTCTTCCCATTCTTCCCACCATTCTTCCCTAGTTTCGTAGGAGGAGGCGGAGGAGGCTTTAATTGCGGACCATGCAGTTTCAGTTATTGTTGGCAAAGCCCAGCACCATGCACCGCCAACTGCGGATGCTGATAAAAATGAAATGCCAAATTAAAAGGAGATTGATAAAATGTATGTAATTCTTGTTAGAAATTCAGACAATTCTTACGACGTAATAGATAAACTTTTTCTAAGTGAAGAGGCAAAGTCTCGTCTCGATGCAACATGGGATACAAATCTACCTGTAATTGGTATTAATGCAAACGATCACAAAACAACAGCAACTCTAGGATCAACTTGGAATGGCACTTCTTTTGATGGTGCGGTAAAACCAGGGTATTTTGAGGCAGGAGAAGAAAAAAACAACGAGTATAGTTCATATGTGTTTATACGTGAAAACATCGTAATACATAGACTTGGTGTAGAGGCCAACAGTGCAAAAGCAGAAAAATATGATGCAGCATTTTCTGTAGAGCCAATTCTTGTCAAGGTTCCAGATAATCAAATTGTCTATCCTGGAGAAACTTATGGATGGAACGGAACTGAGTTTGTAAATCCTTAATCTTTTATTATTTTTATATATGCTATAATAAGAGTAATAAAGGAGATAAAAAATGTATGCTGTAGTAGTAAAAAATAATGATAACTATGATGTTATTGCAATTTGGAAACATAATGATAATGAAATAATTACTGCTATAGACGCAGCGTGGAATTCTGGTCTTCCCATTACATCTCTAGATGCTTGTAGTCATAAATTAACAGCAAGATATGGAGCAACTTGGAATGGATCGTCGTTTTCTGGAGGAAAGACAAGACTTGTTGAGCCAACTCAAGAACAACTAGATTCTTTTGATCTTTATGCATTTATATGTAATAATACTCTTATTGCTAGAGTTGCAGCACTAACTAATAGCCCAACAAGAGAAATGTATGCAGCAGCACACGCATCTGGAATGACTTTAATAAAAATTCCTTCAGATCAAAGCGTTACAGTTGGCAAAACATATACTTGGGACGGCAATTCTTTTAACGAAGTATAAAAATTTTGAAAGGTTAAATATATGGAAATTTATGATGAAAACCAAAATCCTTGGTTTACAAAAGATCGTTCAGAAACTGCATCAAATAGATATCCAACCAAAACTTTACCAAATGGTATAGTTGTAGAAAATCCTGGACTTGGACTAAATATATATAGAAATGTATTTTCTAAAGATGATGCGGATAGATATATTAAAATTCTTGAATCAAATTTGGACGGTACAAAAAGATACAAATGGTCTGAAGCACAGGTAACAAATTCAACAACTCCAATTAAAAGAGCAAGAGATTGCGTTGACTTTAAATATAAGCAAGAAAACCTTGGACCAAGAGATGATCTTAATGCAGAATTGATAGACTTACATGAAGAGATATATCAAAAGTTAAAGTTTTGCATAGACGATTACGCACACTATTGGGGAATTAATGTTATTTATTATGAGGCTTTTAATTTTGTAAAGTATGAAGGCGAAGGAAAACACTTTAATATTCATGCAGATCATGGCCCAGCGTATAATGCTACAGTCTCTGCAGTTATTTATATTAATGATGACTACGAAGGTGGAGAAATTCAATTTCCAAGATTAGATGGTTATACTCTTACTCCAAAGGCAGGAGATATTGCCGTCTTCCCATCTAACTACATTTATGAGCATGCATCTCTTCCGATGAAGAGCGGGACAAAGTATTGTGTCGTAATCATGACTGATATTAATGAGTTAGGACATAAGGGTGGATACTGAGTATAACTCTGTAATATTTAAATCATACAGACCTTGGGTTACAAAAGAAAGTAAATCCGTTCCTTCTTCAACACAAAAAGAAATACCACAATGGTATAAAGACGCAGATCGGTTTGCCAAAAATCCTATCAATGGAGAATACTATAAGGCTCCGAAAGAAGTTTGTCCTTTTCCTAAAACAGGAACAACAGACGACTATGGAATGATCCCAACTTGGAAAGCATGTCCTGCAATAATGGATGCTTTTATGACAGGATATGTTTTTAAAACTCCATGTGATTTAACTTTTACCAAAAATAGTTTGGGAAATTTAGATGTTAAGCCCGAAAGTCCAATGTATCAAGATTTTTGTACCGCTAGGCCTCCCATGGCTCAATTCGAACATCCCAAAGGATATTACACCAGTCATTTTGCCTGGATGCCAGACTGGGGAATGAAACTACCAGACGGCTACAGTGCTTTATTTATGACACCAATGAATAGATTTGATTTGCCATTTATGAACACAACTGGAATTGTTGATTCAGATAAAGTTGAATTGTTAGGAAGTTTTCCATTTTTTATTATTGAGGGATGGGAAGGAACCATTCCAGCAGGAACCCCATATCTACAGGTTCTTCCATTTAAAAGAGAAAACTGGCAACATGATATTGAGATTTCAGACTCATCTACTATATATGCTAAAATGGTAGATAACGCAAACTTTTATCGCCAGCCAGATGGCGGGGTATATAAAGATAAAGTTTGGACAAGAAGAGAATATAAATAGGAGCGATAGTGAGTACTTGGACAGATAAAGAAACTTTGGGTTTTGGAATAACCTGTTATCGTGGTGTAATCAAGCCAGAACTAGATATTATTAATAGATTAGAAAGCACATTAGGCAAGCCAGCCCCATGGGGAGAGTTGTCTGAAGATGGCAAAAGATACCACTGGCTTCCAGCATATGTTGGATATCAACAACTAATGCCAGACTATCGTGACTGTTATGATTTTAAATTTAAGAAAACAGATATTGAGTCAGATCCAAGTGCCGAGTCTTTGTTCTTACAAAAAATATGGCAAGATGTATATGATGTTCAGGCACCAGCAGTTGAAGATTATAGAAAAGACTATAATATTATGCCTCTTAAATATTGGGAAGCATTTAACTTTATAAAGTATGGTCCAGGTCAACACTTTAAAGAACATCATGATCATGGATTTTCTTATAACTGCACAGTATCGTTGGTGGCGTATATAAATGACGATTATGACGGAGGAGAACTATACTTTAGACTTCAGGGTTTAAATATTAAGCCAAAGGCTGGAGATTTATATATTTTCCCATCAAACTTTATGTATCCTCATCAAGCAATGCCAGTTAATTCTGGAACAAAGTATTCAATTGTAACAATGTTAGATTATAGTAGAAAGTATCATACACCAGATATGTATGACCCAAAATGGGCAGATGAATAATGTTTAATATAACAGTTGAAAAGATGTTTGGCTGTCAATTTGATATTACACCAATGTCTATTAAAAGAGATTGGATGGATGTAACATCTGAAAAACATGCGTATAGATGTTTTCCAGTAACACAGGCAAACGTTGTTGGATGGTATTTATCATGCAAAGAAGATATAGTTTTTACCTGGGATGGCATAAATGATCAAACAGACCAACATGTAAAAATTAAAAGCCCAGATAACTCTTATTCTGGAAGAGGGCAATCTTCAATTAGTTTAAACACATCCTTGGTATTTAGAACAGACCCAGATGTTAGTATTTTAACTATTAATCCAGTTAATTATTTTAATGAAGATTTTGAAACAATGTCAAATTTAATTAGCACATCTTTTTATGATAACCCTCTTCCACTTGCATTAAAAGCAAAAAAAGCAAACCAGGAAACAATAATTAAAGCAGGAACTCCAGTTGCAACTATTATTCCAATTTCTTTAACCGCACTAAACAATACAGCAATTAACATAGTCGCCTATAAAGATCCAGATAGAATAAGAGAAAAAGCAAATATAAGTTACGGAGAAGCAGCACAAGTACTTAACTCTTCAGGTCAATGGACTGACTGGTATAGAGAAGCGGTAGATGAAACTGGAAAGTCTGTAGGGCAACATGAAGTCAAAACCTTAAAACTTTCAGTTATTGATAATTCAGGAATATAATGAGTAACGAACTAAAACCAAGCCATCAAGACATGATAGATGAATATTTACAAAATGCAAAGTTGGGAAAAGTCTTTCATTACATTATTACTGTATCAAGAGATGGAGAGTCTCCAGTAAGATCAATAATATCTTTTGATAATGTTATAGATGCAGTTGCTGGATACGAAATGTATAAGGATGCTGGTTTTGCAAAAAACTATCTAACAGTATCTCTCTACGAGCCTTCTGGAAAAATTAACACAAAGGTACTTAAAAGAAATCAGGCAGGAGACCCATCTTTTGTTAGACAAAACTATATAGATGTGACTAATGCGCTTTTACAAATTAAAAATAAATTAACCGAAGAAGACTTTGAAATTTTATGTATAAGAATAGGTACATCTTTCGGCAAAGATAATTGGAGATTTAATATTGAAAGGTTTTTTGATAATTTAGGTATCAAGGTAAAGGCTCAGGACTATTATCCTGTGATATAATTATTATTATGAAGCCAGAAGATGCCATAACAGTATTTAGAAAGCCATCAAGCACACCTTCTGGATTCTTTGGTCATGGCCCAGAAAACATTATTGAACTAGAAAATTTTATGACTCAAGAAGAGGTTGATTTTTTAGATAAAGCAGCAAGAGGAATCACAATTTGGGATATAACAGAAAGTCATAAAAATGAAAATGGAACTGTTATATATGATGCAGAATACTGGAAAGATAGAGTGGCAAGTGCACCATCTCTTAATCAAAATGATCCAAATATTGTTCCAGTTATAATTGGTCTATTCAATAAGTTACAGCCAGTGATAGAAAAATTTTTTAATGTAAAGGTTCAACCTACAGGTCAAACAATTGTAAAGTGGAATCCAGGACAATTCCAAATGCCACATGCAGATAAAGAGTTGCATCAGGGCGAAGATGCTGGAACACCAAATGACTTTCCTAATTATGATATAGCAAGTTTGTTTTATATTAATGACGATTATGAAGGTGGAGAATTGTATTTCCCAAATCAAGGAATACAGTTTAAACCTAAAAGAGGGTCGGCATACTTTTTCCCAGGAGATATGAATTATGTGCATGGAGTAACAAAAATTAAAAGTGGAATAAGATACACCTGTCCATTTTTTTGGGAAATATTAGAACATACAGGAGAGATAAAGCCAGATTCTACAAAAGAATATTATAGAATTTTTCCTAATGACGAAGTAATAAAAGCATGGGATCCAGAAAATGGCATAAGGAGACAAGGATGAACTTAGATAATAAAAAAAGATTAACCAAAGACATAGTTCTTTATGAAAACTTTATTGATGCAGAAACCTCTGCAAAACTTATAAAAGTTTTAGATAAACACGCAGAACTAGGAACAATAAACTGGATGCCTATATCTTTTTATGAATCATATTCGTCTGTTCTTCCACAGGACAATGATGAGCATGTTCTTGCAGAGGGCTTGCCTGCAGATATTTTTTCACAAATGAAAAAGGGCATTATTGATGCAGTCGCAAGTGTTCATGATCTCGATCCAAAAATAATTTCTCAAATAGGGTACCATACTCAAAAATGGGAGCCAGGCGCATATGCAAGAATTCATTCTGATAATACAGACGAGCATGGAAAGTCTGGTGCATTTACTAGAAGTAGGTATGCTGCATTTTTATACCTAAACGATAATTTTGAAGGCGGTCTGTTGCAGTTTCCTAGTCAAGCCATAAGCATTAAGCCACAAGTCGGAATGCTTGCAGCATTTGATGGCGGGTTTAATAATATGCACGAGGTAACATTAATAGAAAGCGGCACTAGGTATACTATCGGTTCTTTCTGGGATGACCGTGAAGAGGATGCATATCCACAAGAATTGAGGGATGCTTGGGCAGCAGAGATGAAAGAAACAAGGGCTAAACAAGAAATTGAAAGAGCCGAATGGCAAGAGTTATTAAAAAAGGGATATAAAATAGATCAACAAGGTAAACAATACAAGGTGGAAAACTAACATGTTATTTTTAGAACAAGAGTTTAATGACGCTGGATTTAAAACAGATATAGTCCAGGAAGAAATACTTGTTGTTCATGATTTTATATCTAAGGATGAACTACAAACTATGTTAGATATCATTAAAGATACGCCAGAAGAAGTTTGGTTTGAGGCATACAGGGCAAGCCTTGCTAGGTTTTGTTTAGAAAAATTTGGTAGAGATGATGTAGAAAATTTGGTTAAAGAGGGAAAATATGAAATTACAAAAGATTGGGATGACAAAAATCTTGATATAGGAAAATATCCAATTTCTAATAAATTACAAGCAAGAATGCATAGACTTATTGAAATAAATAATAAAGATTTAGAATTAACTGGTTTTGCAACATTGCAAAGAATGCAAGAAGGGGTACAACTAAAGTCTCATACCGATCAACATACAGATCCTTCAATTAAATACGCTGCTATTCTATATCTCAATGATGACTATGCAGATGGCACTTTATTTTTTAAAAATAAAAATTTAGATGTTCGTCCAAAGCCAGGAGAGTTGCTTGTTTTTCCAGGAAATGAAGAATACGAGCATGGGGTAAGACATGTAGGGCCAGGGCCAATAAGATATGTTTTAGTTGGATTTATAAAGATTAAAGGCTTTTATGAAAATAACAAATACTAGGAGATAAAAATGGATAAAGAAATACTTGAAGAAAAGGTTTATTATTACACAAATGTAATTGAAAACCCTGCTAAACTTGTTGAGGCAATTGAAAAAGACAACCAAGATCCATGGGGAGAGTGGATGGCATGCAGTGGCCAGCATTACGTCTATGGAACAGACAAGAATATCGCTTCATCAAACGGTACAGACGAAAAAAATGATTATATTTATAAAACATTACAAAAGGCATTTGATGATGTAGCAAGAGATTATGCATTAGCGCAGGGAATAAAAGAAGAGCCAAAACTTTTTCCAGTATATCCAATTAAGAAATATATGGCTGGAACATTTATGGGTGCACATTTTGACCAACAAGAAGGTGATGAAAGACTTAAAGTTTCTTTTGTCATGTACTTAAATGATGATTATGAAGGTGGAGAGATTTCATTTACAATCAGAGATCCAAAAGGTCCTATTCAAGGTCCAACTCCAGCAGAAGATTTTGCAACTGCAGATCCTTCAACATATCATTTTGCAATTAAACCAAAGGCGGGAAGTATAGTTGTATTTCCACCTTCACCACCATATCATCATACAGCACACTTAGTTAAGAGTGGCTCAAAGTATATGGTTCCACAACATTGGATTCACTAAACCATAAACCTCAATAATAACATTAGAGTTTGATAAAAATAAAAACTCTGGTATACTTGAGTAATTACAGTTTTCAATTAGGAGAAATACATGTCTGATTTTTTTAGTTTTCGCTTGTCTGAAGAGTTTATAAATGAGTATAAAACAAAGGAACCACCATTTGGTTTCACAGACGCAGGTGGCAATTCATTAGGAGAGATTA